AAGAGCGTTATGGCGACAGTGAAATAGCACAGATGATTTATGGTGCTGGCAATTTCATAGGTGATCTTGATCATAATTTAAGTCGATTAGATCGACATATCGCCAATAAATATGAAAAGCCCATCAAGAAACATTTTGCAGATAGTTATCAAAAAAGCACAACTTCAAAGGTCTTATCTGATCTTTGGAATAACGGCTTTGGTAGCTCTAAAAGCCCTCCCCTGCTCTCCCCTCGCAAGAAAAAACAATGACTTGCCGCCGATGCCTGCGGCGGCGGGTCAAACTCAAACGCATTTTCAAACGTATTAAATCCAAGGTGAAAAAATGAAAAACCCACTGAAAACGCCTGCTAATCGTAAGATGTCAACAACTCCGATTGCAGTTCCTAAAAGCACTCGTATTCATACTGCAACGGCTTTGACCTCTTTGCCTGCTGGCAAGATGGTGCCTATTGCTGCTTTCCCGCTCCTGCGTGAAGATAGCGTTATTTCTGGCCGTTTGCGTTTCAGCTTCGAAAGCATGGAAACTGCCGAAATCCTCATGAACGCTATTAACGTGCGTGTCATGGCGTATCTGGTGCCAACGCTGGCATTTGATCGCTTTGAAGGTTCAATGGATCAGCTCAATCGCTCATGGTCTGGCGAAGCTTTCAAGGGCTTGCCCGTTGTTCCATATGTGGAAACAAAGGCTTTCGGCGCAAGCGGTGCTAACCAGATTTATAAATATCTTGGGTTGCATGCCAAGCCAACGGCGATGGTCAACACCATGTATCTGGAAGCATACAACCAGATTTGGAATTTCCGCGCTAAAAATCGTTCAGGTGATTTGACGCTACGCGAACGTCTTGCCACTGATCTCGCTCCGGCCTTTTGGACGCATGAGCGTTTCAAACATATTGTTCCTGACTTTGATCAGGCCGTCATTGATGGTGAAATTGCTTTGAATTTAGTGTCGGAGCGTTTGCCAGTTCGGGGAATTGGCGTGAACACTGATGCTTCTGCTGCGCCTATGATCACGAAAAATGTCCGCGAAACTGGAAACAAAACTGCAATTTATAAGACATTTCAGTCTGGTGATCGTTTAAGCTTTAAAATGAATGACGCCGCAACTAGTGCTACCAATGCGGTTCCTGAAATTTTTGCAGAGCTTCAGGGCGCTGGCATTACAGTTTCTTTATCCAATATTGAGTTGGCTAAAAAGACGCAAGCCTTCGCGAAATTGCGAACTCAATACCACGGCCATTCTGACGAATGGATTATTAACATGCTCATGGATGGTTTGAGCATTCCAGAGCAGGCATTTGCGCAACCTATGCTGATCGGTGAGAAAACAACAGTTTTCGGCATGTCAAAGCGTTATGCGTCTGACGCAGCAAACCTGACTGAAAGCGTTGTAAATGGTGCGACATTCTTGGATTTGTCAATCCAGTTGCCAACCATTCCAACCGGTGGCGTTATCATGGTTGTGGCTGAAATTACGCCAGACCAGATTTTTGAACGTCAAAAAGACCCGTTCTTGCATATTCAGGATGCAGAACAATTCCCGCATTATCTGCGTGATACGCTCGACCCTGAAAAGGTTGAAGCTGTTCCGAATGATTATGTTGACGTTGATCACGATACGCCAAATGCAACATTTGGTTACGCTCCACTAAATTACCCGTGGAATATTGAGGCTCCGCGAATTGGTGGCCGCTTCTATCGTCCTGATGTAGATGCAGGCTTTGATGAAGATCGCCAACGCATTTGGGCTGTTGAAACGAAAAATCCGACACTTTCGACAGATTTCTACCTCTGCACTAACATTCATACAAAACCGTTCGTTGTGACGAACCAAGACCCATTTGAATGTGTTACGCAGGGCGATTTGATCATTCGCGGCAATACCGTCTTCGGCGGAGTACTGCTTGAGGCAACTAACGACTACGACAAAGTGCTGGAAGTTGCCCCGCAAGAGCGGATTGTTAAGGCGTAGGGGTATCTAAGTACCAGTTCGCCCATTTAGAGAGGTCGTAAACGACCCAAATTATTGCAGCTACGATTGCAGCTTTTAGAGAAATCGTAGCTGTTCTAACCAAAAAACGAAGGTCTTTTTCCATGATTAAACTCGATAGCCTTAGCCGTTGGATGCACCTTAAGAAAGGTGACATTTTAACATTAGCAGGCGATGCGCAGCGGCGTATTCGCTTACAGGTGAACTCACCTAAACGCAGTTCTCTGTTCATTGTCAATGAAGATGGTGTACTGCAATTCCTCGCGGCGCCCGATGGACGCGATGTTGTGGAATTTGCCGCAGGCGGTGATGTGAAAATCTCCACGGAAGATGATGACGTATATGTCTATACAGCCGAAAACGAACCAACGTTTACCATTATTCCAGATGCTGAAATCTTTACCAAGATTGCAGAGCGGTCGGCACGAAATCCCGATCTCGAACACATGATGTATTTACAGCAAATCAACATGGACAGACGTTTTGCCCAGATGCAAAACGATATGCAACGACAGGTAAATGAAGCCTATGAAGCAGGAACCAGAGTGGCTCACACTGAGCCTGCGGGAGCGTCTGCTCCGCAAAATGATGCAGGACAGTCCGGACAGGACGGAAACGGCAGCGCATCCACAGAGAGCGCTGGACAAGCTCCAAGCCTCGAAAGCAGCAGTACCGGACAAAATCCACCCGCTGGACACCCTGCCCCAGCCGGAGAGCCAGCAAACCAATAATTTGGGTGCTGCCATGCGGTCAATGATGAACCGCACGTTTATCCAAAGTCAGAAATACAGAGACCAACAAAGGCGCGCCGTGAGAGACGGCGCGCACCCTGATATTCTTGAATTTGAAAAACGGCTGATAACCCGCATGCGCAAACAGGATGTTCCCCTGTTCTGCCTTTACCTCTGGCGGGGTGAAGACGAGCAAAACGCCCTATTTGTGCGCGGACACTCAAAAGCCCGTTTCGGGCAATCCCCGCACAACTTCGGAATGGCCGTGGATATCATCCACGGCACGAAGGCTTATGACCTCGACCGCAAGGCATGGTCACTGCTCGGGCATATCGGAAAGGAAATATCGGTTCAGGCCGGTATTCCCGTTACATGGGGCGGAGACTGGAAGTTCTACGACCCAGCCCATTGGGAACTAAAAAACTGGAAGGTTGAGGCAAAGCTCTGAACCTTCCGGCGGACACTGAGAACCCTTACTCAGTGTCCGCCACGCATACTCTACTTGTCCCTAGATGCATTTAGTGACACCACATTTCAGAGAGGAAGAAAGAAGGCGTGTGTTTAGAGCCTGGACTGTTAGCTGACGGCACTGAAATTGCGTGTCGTAAATGCTGGCAATGCATGGAGACTAAAATCGATGATTGGGTCGGTCGATGCGTTGCCGAAAATAAAACAGCCATAGCAGCACATTCAATTTCCCTGACATATGGAAGGGATGAAAATGACAGTGTAGATCACTTACATGCTGCATGGCTTACCTACTCGGATGTACAGAAATATTTCAAACGTCTCCGCAAAGCGAAATATAAATTTCGATATATCGTATGCGGGGAATATGGCTCTGAAAAAGGAAGAGCGCATTGGCACTTGATAATATTCTGGCTGAACCGAGTTCCACCACATGAGCTGACGACAAACCGATGGATGCCAAAAAGATTTAATAATTCATTTTGGCCTCACGGTTTCCAACATTGGGAAAAGGCGAATGCAGGTAACATTAGGTATGTACTAAAATACATAACTAAAGACATAGGAAAGGACGAGCGACAAGCTCACTTTGCAATGTCAAAAAAGCCACCTATCGGATTTGAGTACTTCAACAATCTGGCACAGAAATATGTTGATGCGGGTTTAGCCCCCCAAAATCTCAAATACCGTTTTCCAGAGGTCAGGCGACAGGATGGAAGCCCGAAAGAGTTTCATATGACGGGAACCACCGCAAGAAACTTCATTGAAGCTTATAAAGCCCTCTGGAAAGAACAGCATGGCGGTCATCATCCTGTTTCAGTGATGATTGATGAATTCGACGACAAACAGGCTCGCGACACATACGAGCCGATAAGAGAAACATACCAGCCAAAACTAAGGCCGGTATATCAGGGCAGTGGCCCATATCGGGGACGTGATCCCCTCACCGGCAAAATGGGATTTTATAGCGACGATGAAAATCACCGTTGGTGGTATCGAGAAGATGGAGACGATTATTCATGGCAAAAAGAAGTAAAAGCAGAGAGCGGCGATCTCAAACACACACACCCAGTGTTAAGACAAGCAATCGCAGCAGAACGAGCGCAGCGCAGCCAGAACGGGCTATAAGTCAGCCCTCACCTCTGGCGCTCAAAAGGCTAAGTCCTTTCAAGCCTCGTAAAGCATGGGTGACGATAGACAGCCCTGCCCCTGCACCCAAAACAGATTTCCACAAGATAAATTCAGAGAGACATAAACAAGC